TTACAGAACTTATCGCTTGGAAAAATCCGAAAAAGCTACAACGCATTAAAGATTTAACATGGTTTTTGTATAACAACGGCATCGAAAATGAAGATCAGCTTGTAAAATGGCTTGACGCCGAAAACAATGTAAATCGACTAAGAGGGGTTGATGGCATTGGGCCCAAGACCATTGATTATCTGAAAATACTTGCAGGTGATCAAGCGATAGCTATAGATCGGCACCTATTTGCATTTTTGGAGTTGGCAGGGATCCCTCTTTGCTCATACCAAGAGGCCAGTCTTATATATGGTAAAGCAGCAGAGTTATTAGATATAGGTCAATATGAGCTGGACAAGAAAGTCTGGATGTATATGACTAAAGCTTAAAAGTTATGGTATTTGTGTGTGCCCCGGGGCTTCGGCTCTGGGGCTTATTTTTGAATTAAATACTTGGCTATTTAATCTTTATCAACTATTATTAGTGCATAAAATGTTGATAACATGTTAATATGGTGTTGATAAATGTAGAAAATAAGTTGACAACAAGGAAAGCAATGTGTAATATGATTATTAGATAAGCATGAAATACGGACTTTAGATAATTTCTGTGGGGGTGGGAATATGGCGACGGTATATGATGTAGCAAAATATATCTTAGATAAATACGGTGCTATGTCTGCCATGAAATTACAAAAGTTAGTATTTTATTCGCAGGCAATGTCTTTAGTGTGGGATGATGTCCCCCTTTTTGAGGATGACTTTCAAGCATGGCGCAAAGGACCCGTATGTCGGAGCCTATATAATGCACATAAAGGTAAATTTATGTTAGATGACAGTAGTTTTTTGGCGCCTTTTTTTCCTGATGTGAATAGATTAACGACAGAGCAAGAGGATACGATCAATGCAGTTGTTGATTCTCTTATTGATCTTCCAGCTTATAGATTAAGTCAAATGACACATTCGGAAGACCCGTGGAAAAATGCTCGTGGAAGTCTTCCTGAAGCAGCTTCATGTGAGAATATTATTTCGAAAGAGACCATGCAGGAATATTATGCCGAAAATTGGTAAGCAAAAGAAGCAGGGGCGGTCTAAGTATCCTGGTGAATATCAAAAACCAACCAAAGAAGGAAATCAGCGGAATAATAAGCACTTTATTTGGTCACTGAAAAAATGTTTATGGGAGCATCGCGGTTGGAAAAAGGACTGCGAAGGTGTTCAATTTTTTGCTGAATATATCATTGCAAAATTGAAAGATTTTGAAACGATGACATGGCAGGAAATACTTGATGCATCGGGAGGGAAAAGGTGTGGTAACGGGAACAACCATCATGCGATCTCCGCTAATAGGTTGCCCAAGGCTGAGCGTATAGAGTTTATAAAAAAGAAATATATGACAGACTATGAAGAAGTATTTTCATTGCGTTTAACGGGGCAGATGAGACTTGTTGGAATAATAGACGATATTAACGTCTTTTATATTTTGTGGTTTGATCGCTATCATGCATTTTTCCCATCAATTTAATAGAGGGACGGCATTTTACGTGCCGTCCCTCTATTTTTCTTTGTCTACAATTTGCCTACAAAATACCATGATTCGCCTTTCTGCATAGCTATTTTGTCTTTTTGCAAAAATATCGGGGTTATTCTCATACCCCCTTGTTATTACTGGGGTTGCAAGGTTCTATTTCTTGCTTGCTATATTGTCTCCTTGTACGAGGGGGCCTTCTATCACAAAGAATTGAATTTCACAAATAAGAATACTGAACGCACGCGAAATCGTCTGTAAAAGATTGATTGGTATGTATGATGGTTTAAAAGAAATCA